CCCACGCGACACACTTCATGCAGATCGCTTCACTACAAAGCGCAAAACATTTGGATGAATGGTATATTAATAATGCGGAGGCACGTATAGAAAAATCACTGAGATGAGCTGGCTTGATAGAATTACCAAAAATCTAATTATAAAGCCCGGAGATGGTAAATCCTATACTCCTAACTGGCTTAATGCTGTAAAGCAAAAAGATTATAATGTAGCTGAATTTGAATTCCCTGAAGTGGAAGGAACATTGGTTTATCGTAGTAAGCCCAAAGCAGCGAGATACAATCTTGAACTTTATTTTCAGGGTGAAGATCATCTGGATATTGCAAGAGCATTTGAGCAATCATCTGACGATCCTCGCCCGTGGAAACTCACGCATCCTTTTTATGGATTAATAATCGTTCAGCCTCTTGGATTGAATTTTGACAATACAAAATACAATGTATCAAAGGTTAGCTGTACAGTTGTTGAAACTATCACAGAGCAATTTCCAAAAGGGTCGGTTGATCCGGTTGATAAAATAAAATTTGATAAGGCTTCTTTAGATGTGAAGGTAGCTGATTTCTTCGCTACTAAGTTTCCTACCCCTACTATTGAAACGGTAAATCAATTAACAAATAATGTAAAGCAATCTTATAATCTGACTATTCCTACAATCAGTTTTGATATTGATGCGAGTGAATATTTCAATAAGTACAATACTGCTTTATCTGGCATCCTTAATATCACAGGTGAGGTTTCGTTGGCAATGACAGTTGTTTCAGATTTCTACAATGCCCCAATTGCATTTGCTCAATCTGTAAAATCAAGAATAGATGGATTAACAAATCAGTTTCTTGCACTCAGAACAAATATCACAACGCTATTTAATAACTCATCTCCATTACTTACTCCTGCTTACATAACAACCTATGAGGTGAACGCTGGTAGCATAATTTCTTCAATTGCGACAAGTTCAGTAACGAATATGGATTATGTGAGTAGAGCGGATGTGATCGCTATCATTGAAGCAATTCTTACGGCTTACAATACGTTCATCAAGGATTTGGATTCATTCCAAACTGCCAATGGAGGATCAACAACAAGCTATATACCTAATGGACAAACAATGTCAGATTTGAATGATCTGATAAATTTCACTGTATCGAGTTTGTTCGTTGTGGCCTTGAATTCAAAACAAGAAAGATCATTGTATCTTGAATCCGACAGCAACATCATTCTACTTGCCCACAGGCTTTACGGATTACAACCGGATGACAACACGATAGATACTTTGATTAAGAACAATAACATTGGATTGAATGAATTATTGGTAATCAAAAAAGACAGACGTATCATCTGGTATGCGTAATGGAAATCAGAATAAACGATAGGTTCAGAACCAGAGTAATAAAGTTCTTCGATGGATTCAAAATAAATCTGAAGTATGATGCGATTGCCTCTACGTTTGCTTTTAAATACTTTTTTGATCCAAATAACGCAGAACATAAAGAGTTCTCTTGCATAGGCCATTACCATTTATGCGAACTACGTCATAACAACGAGACTTTGATAACAGGACAGATTTTGTCCATAGCATTCAATTCGTCTAATGAAAAACAAATGGCATCCATAGGTGGGTATTCACTACCTGGAATATTGGAAGATTGCGAAATGCCAATTGATCAAACAAACCCAACTCCATTAATTGCGACAAACCTTAATCTTGAGGAGATTGTTCAGAAAGTGTGCAAGCCTTTTGGAATCGGATATGTGATTGATCCAATTGTTAAAGCTGAAATGAATGAGAGTTATGTTGAATCTACCATCAAGCCATCTCAGAATATAAAATCTTATCTGAGTGAGTTATGTTCTCAAAAGAATATTGTAATCAGCAACAATAATAAAGGGCAATTAGTATTTACACGTATTCCTGTTTCCCCTACCTCGATAGCAACTTTGACTACTGCGGTTCCGGTTACGAGTATGTCATTATCTTTCAACGGACAGGCCATGCACTCGCACATAAAAGTTGTGGCGCAAGCAGATGTTGATAGTATTAATGGAGATGAATTTGAAGTAAGGAATCCTTATGTGATCAATACAGTTTATCGCCCAAAGATAGTTGTTCAGAGTTCCAAGAGTGTTATTCAAGATGTTCAGCAATCAGCAAAAAATATCAGGGCACAGGAGTTAAAAAACTTGAAGTTGATAATCAAATTAGACCGATGGGAAATCAATGGAAAGATAATCAGGCCAGGGAATCAGATTTCAGTTATCAACCCAGAGATTTATCTTTACAAAAAATCAAATTGGATTATTGAGGAAGTTGAATTGGAAGGTGATGCAGAAAAACTGACATCAACACTTACTTGTGTTTTGCCGGAAGTTTACAACAACCAAGATCCAATATATCTTTTCAAAGGAATCAATACCCACGCATGAACGCAAATACAACTATAATCTCAACAAGATTTGATTCACTTAAACGGAGACTTATCAAAGTTCTTCGTTTGGGTAAAAGCGATGTAGTTGAGCCCTTTGAAGTAAGTCCATTCGGGATTGATAGCAATCCATTGAAAGACATGAAAGCGATTTACATGGAAACTCAGCAGAAGGGAGTAAATGTTATTGTGGGTTACATGAATAAGAATCAGTTAGCGGATGTGGGAGAGACAAGATTATTTTCAACAGATGCTAATGGATCACTTAAAACATACATTTGGTTGCACAATGATGGCACAATGGAGATAGGTGGTAAAAATAACCACATAGCACAGTATGAAGGATTAGCGACTGCATTCAATCAATTGAAATCTGATTTTAATGATTTGGTTTCAAAATTCAATGCTCATGTGCATTCTGGAGTAACAACTGGGGCAGGAACTTCTGCGGTTCCGACAACGAGCGGATCAAGTTCTAATGCTGATATTACTCCTGCAAAAATTGAGACTATAAAAACAATATGAAAATAACTAACTTTGGATTATGATAGTCTATGAAACTTGTGGATTGTATGTAGTTGCTCAAAAAACGATTGAGGATAAAATTGCAGCCATAGATGCTGTAATTGATGCGTTGATTGCATCCTCATTGGATATGGCGGCAAAAGATAGTATTCAAGAGTATTCATTGAATGACGGACAAACGATTATCAAAACAATCTACAAGGGATCAGTAGGCATTGCTTCAGCAATCAGAGATTTCCAAAGGATCAGAAATGTTTATGTGAATCAATTGAATGGAGGTAGAATGGTGAGATTGGTTGACAGTAAGGCTTTCCAAAGAAGAAATTACAGAAATGGCCGATAAGAACTTTTTCCAAAAACTTGTTTCTGCTTTTTCAAAAGAGGAAGTGAAACCTATTCCTAAAAAAGAAGCTGCGTTCTCAGGATACGGAGCATGGCAACCGTTCATGGCTACTTCCTTCAATGGAGAAAAGAACCTTGGGGAACTTGGAGCAATAAGAAATTATGTTCCTGATTACGAAGCATTACGTCAAAGATCATGGCAGTCATACACCGAGAACGATCTTACAAAAATCATTCTGAATAAATACAAAACATGGGTAGTTGGGAAAGGATTAAAACTTCAATCCGAACCTGAGAAGGATGTTCTTGCATCTGAGGGGATTGATATAAACGTGGAAGATTTCTCAAGAGCAGTTGAAAGCAGGTTTGCTGTATTTGCTGAATCAACTTATTCAGATTACAACAATATGCGTAACCTGAATTTCCTGGCAGCGCAAGTTTTAATAAATGCAAAGCTGGGAGGTGACGTTTTAGTTATCTTGAGATACGGTAAGAACAATTGTGTGAATGTTCAATTGGTAGATGGAGGTCATGTCATTTCTCCTAAATTCGGTAATGAATGGTTCCCGCAAGTTCTTGAGAATGGAAACAGAATTCTTAACGGCATAGAATATGATTCTCAAACTAATGAACACATTGCCTACCATGTTCGCAAGCCTGGATATACATTCGAGACTCAGAGAGTAGCAGCTAAAACACCGGACGGAAAATTAACTACTGCATTCTTGGTTTATGGATCATACCATAGGATTGATAATGGAAGAGGAGTTCCTATTCTAATTTCAGTTCTTGAGACGTTGAAGAAAATGGAACGCTACAAGGAAGCAACCCTTGGTAATGCAGAAGAAAGAGCAAAGATTGTTTATCAAATTGTTCATAAAGCATTTTCAGATGGAGAAAGTCCATTGACAGCCCAGCTTGCAAAAGCGCATGATTATGACAATATCAGAAATGATCAATTGCCAGTAAGCCAGGAAGGAAAACAGTTAGCCAATACTGTCGCTGCTACAACAGGAAAGGAAACATACAACATGCCTTTGGGTGCTGAGATGAAATCAGTTGATTCCAAGAATGAATTATTCTTCAAGGACTTCTATATGACGAATACTTATATAGTTTGTGCTTGCCTTGGAGTTCCTCCCGATGTAGCGTTGTCCATGTACAATGAAAACTATTCAGCGAGTCGTGCGGCCATTAAAGATTGGGAGCATACTTTGAATGTGGACAGATACGATTTCGGATGCCAGTTCATGAAGCCTGTTTATAAGTTCTGGCTACATACGGAAATACTTGCTGGAAAAATAAAGGCCACCGGATACCTACAAGCGTTCGCTAAAAACAATTGGATGGTTTTGGAGGCATACATTCGTGCCCGTTATGCCGGAGCCTCCGTTCCTCATATTGATCCATTGAAAGAAGTTCTGGCACAAAGATTGAAACTTGGATTGACTGCCGATGCTATACCATTGACAAATGTTGAGACGGCTACTGAAGAATTGGGAGGTGGAGACTCTAAAGCAAACATTAAACAGTATGCTGAAGAATTGAAGAATAGCATTTCATTGGGTGTGAAAATTCCAGAGCCACTTCCTCCAACGAATAAGCCTACTTCGGGAGATTAATCTTTTCTTTGATTTTTTAAGTGATCAGCTTTGCTATCCGCAAAGTCCTGAAGCAATGGTTTGACGAGTGATGTCAAATTAACTCCCAGGTTTTTTGATATGTTGATCAGTTGATTGTGTAGTGATGGTTTTATTCCAGTGATCACTATTTTAGGTAACTCTTCTTGCTTCATGGAGGCAGAATAGTTTTTTGTTTGTGTTCTTCCCATGACTACAAAGATAATGTTTTTTGCATGTTACATACATAATGATTTTTAGATTTCTTAATCGGGGCAATCTTCACATTGAATTATGGCGAAAGATATTCTCTTATACGGTCGGATCAGTGAGTACAACACGCTTTACTTCTTCGATCAGATAAAGGAAGCCAGAGAAGATGAACCTGAAGTTGAGTTAGAGTTGAGGATAAATGTAGAAGGAGGATCACCAGAGTACGGGATGGAAGTGATCAGAAAAGTTCAGGAAAATTCAGATTCGTTCATTGTAAAAGTTGGAGCAGCTTGTCACTCAATGGGATTTTTTATTTTGTGCTACGTGCCAAAAGAAAAGATCGAAGTCACCGAAGTAACACAAGCCTTATTGCATAGAGCCGCTTACCCAGATTGGATGGAAGGCGACAGTTCCTTCAAAGGAAGTATCTATGAAGAGTCTCTTGTAAAAACGAATAAGGACTTGGAGAAAGCATTGAGAGCAAGAGTGAATGTAGAAGCCCTTGAAATGCTTCCTCAGATGAAAGAAAAAAACCTGACAGTGAAAGATATTTTTTCAATGGAAGGAAGAGCGGAAGTGATGTTGACAGGGAGGGACTTGAAGAACATAGGAATTGCAAACAGTATCTACAAGATCACTCCAAAGAAAGAAGCAGAAATGAAATCAGTGAGTGCGAAGTTTAATAATTGCAAATCACTTGAAGAATTTAAAATGGCAGCATCAATAGCTCCAGAAAAAGTTGAACCGAAAAATAAAAAAGTTATGACACTTGCAGAAATCAAAGCCGAAAATCCAGCACTGTATCAGGAGATTTTCAATCTCGGAGTAGCATCTGAAAAAGATCGTGTTGAGGCTTGTTTAGTTTTCATTGATATTGATCCAAAGGCTGTGAAGGAAGCTATCGAAGGAGGTAAGCCATTGAGTCAAAAGCAAATGGCAGAGTTCACTTTCAAGTCATCCAGTGCTGCTTCACTTGAAGCACTGAAGGCGAAAGGAAAAGAAACTGAAGTTGTCACCGATCCTGTGGTTGACAAAACCGATAAAGAAAAACAAGAGGCTGCATTCCTTGGGGATGTGCTGAAGAAAGCCGGAGTAAAAGGCGAAGCCACAAAAGAAGTAGTAATGGTGTCCAAAACACTTAATTAATTTCACATGAGTACTTTAAGCCAACGCAATTCAACTTCGAATCAGTTAACATCTGATTTTAGCACACAGAAAATATTTCTCCTGAATAATAGGTATGAGCAAGATACCCTGTTGGAGAACCCGACCTATTCTACGCAAACAATTTTAGCCGGAACGGTATTAGGCCGTGTGGCTTCAAGTGGGAACGTAGTACCATGTATCTCAGGCGCATTGGACGGCAGCCAATTTCCGATTGGAGTTTTGGCACAAGATGTCACTGCCCTTGCCTCTGGACAAACACAGAGTATTGCAATGTGCATTGATGGTGATGTGAATGCAGCAGCTTTGATCTTCTACGGAGGTGACAGCTTGGCTACTGTAATTGCTGGCCGCTCAATGCAAGATCACTTGAAGGCTTATGGTATCCTGATCAGATACGCGACTGAAATGACCGATTACGACAATTAAAATTCACGACAATGGCTGAAATATCAGTAACCGATGCAAGGGGACTCTTCACGAAAGGACTTATCGCAGTCTATCAGGAGAGGATTCGCCCAACAAGTTTTCTTCGTTCCTTCTTCCCTTCGGTGACATCTCCTACCAAGGAAATTTCTATCGAGGTTGAAAGGATGGGTGAGAAAGTAGCTGTTGACATTGTTCGTGGAACGGAAGGTCAGCGTGTACAATTCACAAAGCAGACAGAGAAACTCTTTGTGCCTCCTTTGTACCGTCTGTACTTTGATGCGACTGAACTTGATCTTTATGATCGTGTGCTTGGCTCCCAGAGAACAGACAACACAGATTTGTTTGCCGCATTGATGAATCGCGTAGCTGATAAGATCGGCAACATGCAGGATATGATTGAGAGAGCTTATGAACTTCAATGTT